ATGGGCGTACATGTATCAGCGCCGACAGCGGGCAAGGACTACCCCCAGACCTGGAACGAATTCCTCGACTGGTTCTCCACCGAGGACGACTGCCTCGCCTACCTGGAGCGGCTGCGTTGGGGCAGTGGGTTCGTCTGCCCGAAGTGCGGAAGCATTGGCGAGGCATACCGCGCCAGCCGCACCCGCCTGATGTGCCGTGGCTGCCAACACCAGACTACGGTGACTGCCGGCACCATCTTCGACAAGACCCGCACGCCGCTGCGTGTGTGGCTGGCCGCGGCCTGGTATCTGACCAACCAGAAGCAAGGCGTCAGCGCCTTGGGGCTGCAGCGCGTGCTCGGCCTGGGCAGCTACCAGACCGCCTGGACGATGCTCCACCGGTTTCGCCGTGCGATGGTTCGCCCCGGCCGGGATCAGCTCAAGGGTGTAGTCGAGGTCGACGAGACCTACATGGCGCTGACTGACCGCGAGGATCCACCGGTCAAGACCGGGCGCAAGCGCAGCACCTCGAAGTTGCTGGTCGCTGTAGCTGTCGAATTGTTGGAGCCCAAGGGGTTCGGCCGCATCCGGCTGCGTCGCATTCCCAAGGCTACGGCGCAGTACCTGATTCCGTTCGTCCAGGAGAGCATCGAGTCCGGCGCCCAAGTGCGCACTGATGGCGCGGGCACCTATAAGCCGTTGAAGGATTTGGGCTACGACCACCAGCGCACGGTGATGCTCGGATCGGAGGTGCCGGCGCATGTGTCGATGGCCGGTGTCCACCGCGTGGCGGCGCTGGTAAAGCGATGGATTCTGGGGACACACCACGGCTCGGTGCAGCCCGAACACTTGGACGCCTACCTCGACGAGTTCGTCTTTCGCTTCAATCGACGAACCTCAGGCTCACGCGGCATGCTGTTCTACCGGTTGCTTCAGCAGGCCGTGGTTACGGCCCCCGTGACCTATGCGGATGTGATTCAGTCGAACAACTAATCCGCGTCTTGAGCCGCCGCGACCTCGACAAGTCAACGTACTGACGCCATAGGCACAAACCGAACACCGTTCCTCTCTTGCACAGAGTCAATCGCATGGAACCCGAGCCTTTCGTAGACAGGTACGGCGTGGAGAGATGAGTTGACAGTGAAGCTGCCAGTAGCTCCGTCCAACTCAGCATCGGCACGCGCGTACTCCCACAGCGCGCGAGCAGCGCCCCGGCCTTGCGCCTCGGGCGCAACAAACAAGTGATAGATGTGTTTGCGATCCTTTATCGCGCATACCCCAACAAGCAAGCCGGACTTCATAGCGACGAAGTACTTGCAAGCGGGGTCGGTGATGAGAGCGGCGATCGCAGCCGGCTCGAAAGTCGTGAGGAAGGGCCGCGCAGCCGCGCTTCTGGCCTCGCCCAGAAAGTAGTGAGCGAGCCCTTGAATAAGCTGACTAATCTCGGTGGCCTGGGAGGGAGCGGCCTTCAAAACACTGAACCCGGGCATGTGCAAAGCTGTTCTCGCTGGAGCGGATTAGCGGAAGGTGGTATTGCCGCCTACGACGGCTTCTGGCCCATTTTGAGCCACTGAGCGACAAGCGTAGCGCTTCCTTACCAATATCGCCAATAACTGTATGTCCATCCAGTATATTGAGGCACTGGAGCTAAAAGGATACCCCTTATATGCATCCAGTATCAGTGGTCATCGGCAGACGGTCAATGAGCACAATCGAGAAGTGTCTTGCGCGTCTCAGGCGATCGCTAATGCAAGCGTTTGCGAGGTATGTTGCAGCAGAGGCCACGGTTTCCTGATCGTCACTGGCTAGACTTGGGCTCAAGCTCCGCGTGTCAACGGCTCACCACGCTCCTTCCCAAACGAGGGACCAGAACGGCCGGTGCCAGTATAGAATCCAAGCAAATAATCATGCCTTCTACCATTTGCATGGTAATCCCTGGATTCGACTACGCGACCGCCGCAGGAAAAGTCGTAAAACCCCAAACGTTCTCAGTGCTGTGGCACGGTTCGTCCACTGAGACCCTAGAAGACTTTCGGACCCACAGTGGTCTCCCTGCCAGAGGCACCGACATTGAGCTTATCCATCATGTGGAGCCGGAAACGAACACCAACCCCAATACTGCGTTTCGCGGTACGGTCCCGTTTCCTCTATCGCCTGATAAGCAATCTGGGGCATGCCTGTGGGCACAGGACAACGGACTAATATTTCAGATCAAGGACTTCCCGGGGTACGACGTAAACGCATTGCTGGAGGGCCGGATTCCGGACGGTATGGGGCGCTACCGATCCCCTCGATACACCGCCGAACAAGAGATCGCCATTCCTGCGCGCGTTCCGAGCGCCTACGTTGCCTACATTGGAAGAGTTCAAGAAGGACCTCGCGGCTTCCGGCACACGATGGAGAAGCTATGACACGATCCGCGCAGTACACCGCGACAATCGACGACGGGCAATCTGCTCAGGAACTTGTTGATCGCTGGAAGAGTCCAGCATTGGCCGAACAAGCTGAGGCGATTCGTGAAGCAATTGCCAAGGGCGAAGATCTTCCCGTCAATGTCCCGATGGTTACAGCAAAATTTGCTGGCGCCGCGATTCCTCTTGCTGATCTTCGTGGAATCGATTTGTCTCGGCTAACTCTCAAAAAAGTAGATTTATCTTATTGCTGCTTTGAACGCGCCAATTTTACCGACACAAAGTTTATTGGAACGCACGTTCAATACTCGAGCTTCGAGAACGCAAAACTGGATGGTGTAGTGTGGCAAGAGGTACAGGCGTCTCCAATTTTTGCTGACAGCGCCTCGTTTCGCAATGCCCATATCGAGAATTCCTTCCTCATGGGTGCGAGCTTGAACGGCGCGGACTTTGGCGATGCGGAGCTTAGCAACACAGCGCTTGTTGGTAGCACGTTCGAACACGCAAGCCTCGATCACGCGAATGTGCTTCTCGCGCTGGACATAAGTGAGACAGTTCTGACGGATTCGTCACGACTTCGCCACTCGCTTCAAAAATCAATCGGGAAGCCGCGTTGGATACAAAGCGCTAGCGCACAGTCCCCTGGAAACAAACTGTACATCTCGCTCGTTTTGGATGGGATAAAAAAACAGTTGAGTGACATCGCATCACATGTGGACGACATCAACGCGCGGGTCGGCACCGTAGTACACAAGCTCAACCCTTTTCTTGCAGAAGTCGCTGTTTTCTCCACGTCACACCAATCCAGTTTCAGTATCTATAAGAACCATCTTCATCTGAATCAAGAAATAAAATCGAAATCTCAAGAAAGGCAAGGATACGAAAATAAGGTGTATGCGATGTATTCCACCGGAAAGATCAAGGCCGATATCTACGAGGTTGAGATAAAGCGTGGCGCGGTTGATCTCGGTGATACCGTTCAGCTGGAGAGGGTTCGCTCCATAAAAAGGCGGAAAAGCACCAAGGCCTATTCCTCGTCGAGGAACGAATTGCCTGTAGGCACGACGGCCCATGAATCCTTGGGTCACCAATACAAAATCAGCAAAGTGATTGAGAAGCGAACCGTGCAATCTTCGAGTGCTACGAGGCAGAGTGCACGTGATATCTCTGTGAAGAGGATACGCGGCTTAGCAGCGAAGAAGACCGGTAAATATGCGAGGGGATAACGGCAATCTCAATTGCCGCGCCTATTCCACGGAACTACAAAGGTGCGAACTCAGTTCGCGCCTGCAGACACTGCAGGAAATTCATGGTCTCGATCTGAGCATGCCACACACTCGGCCACGTGCGACGCATCACTGGTTCCAGCGTTGCCCCTGGCCCGCTAATCAGTTGTTCGACGATATCCGGTGCCAATAGCGTCAGCCGCAACAGGCGGTAAACTCGCGAAGCATCGATACCTTCGACCTCGGCGATCTCGACCACAGAAGCGAAGCGCTGCTCGTCGAGCAGCCGTTGCCAGTAGTGCGCCAGCCCGAGAGCTCGCATCAGCGGCGTATCCTGAGTTGCGTCTCGGTCCCGTTTCTCCCGTCGAGCCTCGATGGCGAATTCCTGCGGCGCATCCAGGGGCGTGACTACCTCCTTCTTCGACCCGCGCTTGACCAGCGTCCACGGCACGAACGTCTCCAACTGGACGCCGCCGGCCGGCGCCGGCAGCGATCGAGTGACCGGCTCCCCAAGAATCCGGCCGCGATGATTCCGGCTCATGCTTCCTCCTCGAAGCGCATCACGAGCCGGCGCTGGGCATCCCAATCCACCGGCAGCGGATTGTGCTGAAACCACCACAGCGTCATGCTCCGCGGCTGCCGACCGGCCAGCAGTTGCGCAATGATGTCCGGTGCAAGCAAGGTCAACCGCATCAGTTCATTGACCGCCGTCGGGTGCAATCCTTCCGCTTTGGCGATGGCTGCGCCGCTTCTCATCACGCCAGTGTCGACCAGCCGCTGCCAGTAAAAACCCCGCGCCAGCGCCTGTAACAGCGTCGTGTCGTGGGTGGCTCGGTCGTCGGCAACAACCCGCCGCGCGCCCCGGCGCCGGAGCGCCACCGGCACGAAGGTTTCCAGGGCGCCGCCCGTCATGCTTCGATCTCCAGCATCTCCGCACCGATCTCGCTGGGCACGAACTCGCGGATCAGCGCGTCCCACCCGACTTCCCGCCACTTCACCTTGAGCCCCTGCCGCGCACCGTCGTCCACGAGGTCGACGCGCTCGATCATCAAGTTGGCGATGCGGCGCCGCTCGGCGGGGAACAGCCGATCCCACACGTCATCGAGCCGGCCCATCGCCATCACCGTCGTCGCTTCGTCGACCTCGGCGCCGTTGCGCTGGATGTGCTGCACCACCGCTGCCACCGCCTCGGGGCTGGTCAACACCGTGCGGATCTGCGCGACAACAGCGCCCTCGATCTCGAGCGCCGGCAGTCGCTCATAGCGCTTGCCCGGCGCGCCGAAGCGGCTCTCGGATTTGGAAACGTAGTAGCGGTATTGCCGCCCGTTTTTGCGCGAGTAGGTCGGATACATCCGCTCGCCGGACGGGGTGTACAACAGCCCGCGCAGCAGCGCATCGGTGCGCGACAGAGTCTTCGTCTCGACGGACCGGGCATGGCCGTCAGTCGACAGCACACCGTGCACCCGCTCCCACAGTTCCGCGTCGACGATGGCCGGATGGCTGCCGGAATACCAGCTTCCCTTGTGCGATAGTTCCCCGAGGTAGATGCGGTTGCGCAGCAGCTTGGACAGGTACTTCTTGTCGATACTGGCCCCGTACCGGACGCGGCCATCCTGCGTGGTCCACGCCTTGGTCGTGATGCCCTCGGCGGTCAGGCGCGCAGCGATCTGCGTGGGCGAGCCGATGGTCAGCATCTCCTCGAAGATGCGTCGTACCACCGCCGCCTCGGCCTTATTGATGACCAACTGGCGGTCGCGCACGTCGTAGCCCAGCGGCGGCACGCCGCCCATCCACAGCCCCTTGCGCTTGGCCGCCGCGATCTTGTCGCGGATGCGCTCGCCTGTGACCTCGCGCTCGAACTGTGCGAACGACAGCAGCACGTTGAGCATCAGCCGGCCCATCGAGGTGGTGGTGTTGAACTGCTGGGTGACGGACACGAAGGACACGTCGTGGCGCTCGAACACCTCAACCATCTTGGAGAAGTCGGCCAGGCTGCGGGTCAGGCGGTCGATCTTGTAGACCACGACGATGTCGACCTGGCCGCGCTCGATGTCGGCCAGCAGGCGCTGCAGCCCCGGGCGTTCCGTGTTGCCGCCGGAGAAGCCGGGATCGTCGTAGTCGTCGGCCACCGGAATCCACCCCTCGGAGCGCTGGCTGGCGATGTAGGCGTGCCCCGCCTCCTTCTGTGCGTCGATGGAGTTGAATTCCTGATCCAGCCGCTCGTCAGTGGAGACGCGGCAGTACACCGCGCAGCGCTTGCGCGGCTTGGTGGAGGCGATCTGTGCGGCGCCGTTCATCGCGCACCTCCCTTGGTCAGACCGAAGAACAGCGGGCCGGACCAGTGCGTGCCGGTGATGTGCCGCGCCACGGCGGTCAGGCTCTTGAAGGTCTTGCCCTCGTATTCGAAGCCGCCCTCGGCGGTGACCGTCACCTTGTGTTCGCGCTCGCCCCACTCGCGCAGCAGCACGGTGCCGGGCACGAAATGAAACTCGCGCGACGCGGCACGCTTCTGGATCTTCGAGTGCGAGGCGCCGATGCGCTCCAGGCGCTCGCGCGTGGCGGGAGACAGCCCGCCGAAGGCTTCCTCCTGCAGCTTGTAAGCAATGCGCGATTCGACGAAATCCCGGTTCGGCTTGGCCGGGCGGTAGTTGAAGTACCGATCCCACAACTTCCACAGTTCGGGCATGGGCGCGCGGCTCAATTCGGCGATGCGAGCGGCGACGGAGGCTTGTTTGCTGTTCATCACAACGTGTCCTGTTGAGAGGGGGTTGTATGAACGCGCTGGTCGGGCACAAAGCCAAGTCCAACCGAGCTCTCTGCGCTGGCTGGTGCGGCTAGCGTGCGCACGATGGCCGCAGCCAGGATCGCGGTGATCTCTGTGGCGCGCTCGCCGGCCGAGAGTTGGGAAGGGCAGGGTAGTTCGATGGACTTCATGACAGCTTCGCGGAATGAAACGGCCATGGATGGTGGACCGGATCGTCCGAAGCGGATAGCAAAGGAGGGTAATGGAGCCCAGCGAGCGATATCGGTACAGCTTGAGCCGGTGCGCCGACACGGCTGGCGGGCGGATGGCCTACGATGGAACCGCCGCGAATCCAGCAGTCACTCCACCATGACCGGAAAGAAGGACTATCAACGACTCATCAATGCCGGAGCCATTGCCGACATAGCGGGATTGCTCACCTTCGCGGCCGAGCAGGGCCTGACTGTTGCGAAGCGCGGCGACGCATATATCACCATCAAGGGTTCAGGCCCTCGCAGATTCAGACTGTTCTTGGCCAGTCACAGCAAGGCTGGCAAGGCAGGGGTGCTGACTGCTGCCGGGGTTCTCTACGATTTCTGGATTTATGCGCTTGTCGCACACGATCTGATCGAAAGCGCTTGCTACATCGGGCAGACGCGAGGGATTGCCAGGCGGATGCGTGAGCACTGGAAGCGACGCACCGGGGAGCGCGGTTCCAGCCCGTTGTTCGACTGGGCGACGGAGCGAGGACTGACAGTCCACGTAGTCCTTCTTCAAGCCCTGTCTGGCATCCAGAGTGATGCTGATCGAGCAGAGGCCGAGTGGTTGGCGCGTGCCGCAGCAGCGGGATACGAACTGCCGGGCGTCGACGTCTGGGCTCCGCGGGGTGCCCGGCTGCGGCCTGGCCTTGTGTGGCCGTCAGCTGCGGTTCGCAGCAGCAACCGGCCTCTGGAGCAAGTTGCCGCCGGCACTACGCGATTGGTTCGACTCGCAAAGAACTCAGAGCTGGTTGGCGATCGCCCCGAAGAATTCAGGCTCGAGTGATGGAAAGCTTCGAGGCGCAGATCGTCGAGCTGATGCGCGGCGGCAATGCCTACCTCGTGAAGAACGACCGGGGGAACGTCGTGCTGATGGCCGAGAACGTCGGGGAGCACGACCGGCCGCTGGCGGGCTTCAAGCGAATCGAACGCATCAGACATGGTGCGGACGTTCCAATTGCGGTGCTGGTGCCGCGTGCCGTGCTCAGGAACCTTCGTGGCAGGACAAGGCCCGGCTGTCACGCAGCATGGCCGCGCCTATGTCACCGTTGAAGAAGCCGGAGGTCGCATGCTGGCTCGGACTTCTTCATTCGCGAAGTATTCAGGTCAGGAATCCGTGTCGGCGTCGATCGCGGCACGCGACTTTCTGAACCAGTCCGGCGCGGTATCGGCGACTGCAGCTACCGTGTCGTGAACCTCGTCTTCGGGCGCCGTATGTAAGTAATCGCGCGCTCGCGCCAAGTAGGCGATGCGCTTGTCCTCGATGGAGGTACTCACCGTCGCGTTCAAATCAAGGCGAAAGTCACGCTTGTCCTCGAAGCGTCCGAGCAACGTCTGCCCTTGTTTGTTGACCGTCGCGTACTGCGCCCCACCTCTATTCGCGAACGCTTTCTCGATCGCCTTGCGCGACTGGCCGTGCTTGTAGAAAGCTGGCGGCAGGATCGTGTGTGCGTCGACGATGCGATAGGAGCCTACCTGGGTATGACGCAGGTGGGCCAGCCTCGACGCGTAGCCCGGGCCGTGCGGCGACGCGTGCTCGGCGTGTAGCGCGTCCAGGAATCGGCGCTCGTCGACCATTTTGGAAGCGGCATGCAACGCGAAGATCGCGCAGTCGAACTTGCTTTTTTGCGAATCGTGAATCAGCACCGAGACCGCCGCGTTCGAAGGCAGGAGCCCGGCCATCTCTTCAAGGCAGGACTCCAGGAGCCTTCTTACTGAGAATTGGTCGACGGGTTCCAGAATCAGGATGGAGACTGCCGGGCCGACGGTACGTACGTCGGCCGAAACAACGTGGTCATGATCCGCTTTTAGCCTGAAGATGGCGCGCCCGTCTTGCAACGTGTCATCGGCGATGGCGGCGCAAAACGCCCGCAGATGCGGGAAATGGTGGAGCGGGAAGTGATAGGCCCCGGCGTTCCGGCACTTGTCGGCTGATCGAATGTTCTCGGACCGGGCCGTCACCGGCAGCAGCGCTGCATCCAGATCGAGCACGGACGAGTCCGGCACGGCCTTCATGTCCTGGATGCCCTCCAGGCTGGAACGGATTGCCGCCAAATCTCCCAGCAGCGCACGACGAGGCGGTTGGTTTCCTCTCCAGGCCGGGCTCTTACCGCTCAGGTCGCTCAATTGCCCCGATGGACTTCTTGGGGGACTGGTGGTGCGTGATTCCGCCTCGGAATGCTCCGTTGAATGCACCGAGTGCTCGGCATCAGAGGCGTAGTGCCGATCGATCACACTGTTGCTTGACTTCGAAAAGCAGACACCCATGTTTATCACCTCAAGAAGAGGGTTCTGATTCTCATCGCGCCACTTCCCCTTCGAGGCGTCGGGAGCGAAGCAGTGGCAACTGGTGCGAACAGGGGTATGTCGCTGGCATAGGGCTTTCTCAGGCATGCGGTGACGGCCGGCGTAGCCGGCCAGCCATATCAGCCGCTCAGCGCGTCCGCTTCCGCGGCCTCGTCCTCCAGCGGCTCCTCGACACTCGGCAGGTGCAGTTGCCACGCGTGCGCGCCCTTGACCTTCACCAGATAGTCGCGCCACGGCGAGGACTTGGAGAACAGGTTCGCGGGCGTCGCGCAGCCGGTGTCCTCCATCAGCTTCTTGGTGTTCACGTGCGGCGTGCCGGCGGCGTAGGCGTCCACCAGGCGCTGCAGCACGGCGATCTTCGCCTTGCCCGTGACGCGCCACGGCGCGCGGCCGGGCACGGACAGCAGGGCCGCATACCCGTCCGCCGAGACCTTGAGGCTGATGGCGGTACCGCCCATGGCCGCCTGGTGGCCGTGCCGGTACAGCACCTTCAAATGCGCGATATCGACGGCCGTGCCCGACTGGGCGGGCGAGAGGATGTCTTGGATCGGCACCACCACGTTCGTGCCCGCAAACGGAAACGGTGCTGCCGACGTGGTCAGCACCATGCCGGGCACGGCGCGCGGGCGCAGCCGCAGCGCAGCATCGACCCGGGCGTACTGGCGCTCGCTGGCCATGCGGGCGGCGAAACACAGCGCGACGGGCGAGCCGTCGACGTCGAGTTCGCCGAGGAACACCGGCTCGTCGTCGAGGTGCCGGCCCCGCACACCCTGCAGCGTGCTACCGAGCGCGGTGATGATCTCCTCGCGCAGCCAGTTCAGGTGGACTTTCCAGCGCCGCGCATGCTTGGCGGACAGCATCACGTCGTCCCCGGTCAGGGGATCGCGGTAGCGCACGAAATTCGCATCAGCGCAGCGCTCAAGCGGCACCGCACTGCGCATGCCATCGGCCAGCTCGACCACCTTCTGCGTGATCCGGTCGCCTTCGGTGAGGATGCCCTCGTCCTCGAAGCGCTCGATGTCGATGCCCAACTGGGCAAGCGCAAAACCATCCATCGGACTGGTGGCGCACTCCAGCAATCGGGCAACCTGGCCGACCAGGTCTGGGTCCTCCATGCCGGATCCGGGGTTGAGCGGCTTGAGCACACCCAGCGCTTCGAGCAACTGCGTGCCGGCGAGCCGCAGACGCAGGTCGCGCTCGCTCTGCAGACTGCATCGCCCCGGCTCGGCCAACACGATGGACAGCGGCGTTTCCGTGGTTTCCCCCGCGAAAACAAGATCCGCCACCAGGGTGACGCCCAGGATGGCCGCCGGCTGCGAGAAGGGGTGGTTGCCCCACAGCTCGCTCATCACGTCGTGCAGCTCGGCGCCGCTGTCGAGGTGCACGGCCACCACGTCGCTGGCGTGACCGAGCAGTGCGCGCGCTTCGGCCAGATACAGGCGCTCGACCTTGGCGCCATCCAGGCGCGGCTTCGCCTCGCTCAAGGGCTGGGCGAACCGGGACAGGTCGTAGCGCGAGCGGTTGAGCGGCCGGCTGGACAGCGGCACCTTGAACCCGTGCGCGGACAGCACGTTGGCCAGCGGTGCCCGGGTGGACAGCGTGTGCGCGTACACCTCGACGACCTTGCGGCCGGGCGCGTAGAGCAGCGTGGCGTCGCGGGCCGGGAAGTAGCAGAAGCTGCGCCGGTTCCGGTTGACGACCTGCACCGCGGTGACCTGCTCGCCAGCGAAACGCACCACTAGGCAGTGCGCAACCGATGCCTCGCCATCGTCCTGCTCATCCGCCAGCGCGACGTGCACGACCTCGCAGGGCTCAGCCAGCCGCATCGCCCGCGTGAGCTCTGCCTCCAGCTCCCGCTTCACCTTGTCATTCCAAAGGAAGGGCGGCGGATCGTCGCACGGCACATCGAAGGCGTCATAGAGCCGCTTGTTGCCCCGGATGTCCGCTGTGTTCAGGATCGACTCGGCGATCTCGAACAGGCGCGCAGTCGCGTCGGAATGCGCGCGCATCCAGATCGCACGCCCGAATTCGCCGCCCGGCTGTGACAGGAAGGTGGCGAACAGATCGGTATCGTTCAGCTGATCCGCGACGCTGGTGAGGATGGCCGCGCCTCGCGACGAGGCCAGACGCGCGATGCGCAGTGCCTCTCGCTCGGCGGGCTCGCGCTGCTCGCGGCGCAGGTGCCGGATGTGCTCCAGCAGAGCGCCCGCCAGGGTGGATTCGTCTTGCGACCAGTCGAATCCGCGGCTCAGTGCCTCGCACTCGGGCAGGCCGCTGAACACCCGCAGCACGGCAACCGGCGCGTGTTCGATGAGATCGAGCAGATTGCTCGCGTTGGTCAGGATCTTCCTGGCCATGTGTGGCTCCCCGTTCTTGTTTTTGGTGTGGCATCCGGCAGAGCCGGCCTCAGTACCCCATATCGAGCGCCTGAGCCTGCTCGGTCAATGCCTCCAGCGCCTCGTGGCGCTGCGTGTCCAGACGCTTCTTGTAGTCGATGACATCCCGGTAACGCACACGGCGATGCGTGCCGATCTTGTGGAACGGGATGTCGCCTTTCTCCAGCATCTGCACAAAAAATGGGCGGGACACTCCGAGCATCTGAGCGGCCTCCTGGGTGGTGAGTTCCGCATGCACCGGCACGACGGACACCGCGCAGCCCTTTTCGATCTGGTCCAGCACGTCCTGCAGCAACTGCAGGGCTGCCGCCGGCATCTGCACGCTCCGCACGCGCCCGCTGCCGTCGCGGAAGTCCACTTGGCGGACAGCGACACCGGCTTCGAACACCGCCGCCAGCGTGCGGCGAGCTTCCCGGGCCAGCGCCACGTCTTCTTCGGAGGGCAGCACTCTTGTGATGGAGGAGACGTTCATGGGTGCGCGCTCGTATCGGCAAATTCGGGAAGGGACGCGATTCTATTCGAAACAAACGAAATCGAAATAAGCGAAACGCAAGCCGAGTTCTATATAGGGCAAGGCTTTGCGGCCCATGTATCGTTCGCGCACCCCGTGCGGTTGCACGTCAAAACCCAAAATTCGCTCGCCCAAGCCCAAGGCGTCGGGCAATGAAATAGAGCCTCTTCAACAAGAGGACTCTCTTCATGGCAATTCTTTCCTCACCTGTTCAATTGGGTCGCCACACCCGCCGGCATGAGGCACCGGCCTCTGTGCGTGCCGCGCTGGACGAGACCGAGCTCGCCAAGCGCTGGGGGCTGTCGGTCAAGACGCTGCAGCGCTGGCGCCAGGACCAGCTTGGCCCCGTCTTCTGCAAGCTCGGCTCCCGCGTCACCTACCTGATCTCCGAAATCGAAGCCTTCGAGCGGCGCGTCTCGCGCAATTCGACGTCGGTTCGTGCGTATCACTGAGGAGGCAGCCATGACCAATCTGACCCTGCTGCCGGCTGACATCGCCGGGATGTCCGTGGCCGACCTGGCCAAGCTCTCGCCCAAGCGCAAGCACGAGCTCGACGCCAACCTCGATGCGGCCATCGCGTGGCTCAAGACCGCCCGCGCCAAACTCGATGCGGCGCTGGAGCTGTGCTACGGCGATCAGGCCCGCGAGGCGCTGCGCGCATCCGAGCGCGACTTCGGCACCGCCCACATTGCCGATGGTCCGCTGCGGATCAAGTTCGAGCTGCCCAAGAAGGTCAGCTGGAGCCAGAAGCAGTTGACCGAAATCGCTGGGCGCATCGTTGCGGCCGGCGAGCAGCCCGAGGCTTACCTCGACATCAAGCTGACGGTGCCGGAGTCGCGCTACAACAACTGGCCACCCGCGCTGCGGCAGCAGTTCGCCGACGCGCGCACGGCGGAGCCGGGCAAGCCTTCGTTCACGCTGACCCTGGATGAGGTGGCAGCATGAGCCGGCTCCCCATCGTCAGCGCCCAAGCACGCATGGCCGAGCGTCGAGGCGTGAAGCTGCTGCTGCTCGGCAAGAGCGGCATCGGCAAGACCACGCGCCTGAAGGACCTCGATCCGGCCACCACGCTGTTCATCGACGTGGAAGCCGGTGACCTGTCGGTGGCCGACTGGCCGGGCGACACCATTCGTCCCGCGTCCTGGCCGGAGACCCGAGACTTCTTCGCGTTCCTCGCGGGTCCCGACCAGTCGCTGCCGCCGCAGAGCGCGTTCTCGCAGGCGCACTACGACCACGTGGTCGAGAAGTACGGCGATCCCGCGCAGCTCGAGCGCTACCAGACCTTCTTTGTCGACTCGATCACGCAACTGTCGCGCCAGTGCTTTGCGTGGTGCAAGACGCAGCCGGGGGCGACCAGCGACCGCTCGGGCAAGCCTGACGTACGCGCGGCCTACGGCCTGCTCGGCCAGGAAATGGTCGGAGCGCTCACACACCTGCAGCACGCACGCGGCAAGAACGTGGTCTTCGTGGCGATCCTCGACGAGCGGCTCGACGACTTCAACCGCAAGGTCTTCGTGCCCCAGATCGAGGGCAGCAAGACCGGGCTGGAGCTGCCCGGCATCGTGGACGAGGTCGTGACGCTCGCCGAGATCAAGGCCGAGGACGGCAGCAGCTACCGCGCCTTCGTCACCCAGACCGTCAATCCGTTCGGCTTTCCCGCCAAGGACCGCAGCGGCCGGCTCGACCTGCTGGAGCCGCCGCACCTGGGCGCGCTGATCGCCAAGTGCGCGGGCGCCGGCCACCTGGCCACCCACCTGAACGCAACCCCGAACACCACCGAACACGCAGAGCACATCGAATGAATACCGCAATGACCTACAACGCTTGGCAAGACTTCAACGACGCTGACCAGCAGCAAGGTTTCGACCTGATCCCGAAAGGCACGCTGGTGCCGGTGCGCATGATCCTCAAGCCGGGCGGCTATGACGACCCCTCCCAGGGCTGGGTGGGCGGCTACGCGAGCGAGTCGTTCGAGACCGGTTCGGTCTACCTGGCCGCCGAATTCGTCGTGACCGGTGGCGAGCACGCCAAGCGCAAGCTGTGGAGCAACATCGGCCTGCACTCGCCCAAGGGCGCGACCTGGGGCCAGATGGGGCGCAGCTTCGTGCGTGCGGCGCTCAACAGCGCCCGCAACGTCTACCCGCAGGACAACTCGCCGCAGGCCGCCGCCGCGCGCCGTATCCAGGGTTTCCACGAGCTCGACGGGCTGGAGTTCATCGTCCGCGTCGACATCGAAAAGGATCCCAAGGGCGAGGACCGCAACGTGATCCGGCTCGCCATCGAGCCCGACCACCCGGAATACGCCCGGCTCAAGGGCGTGCCGCCCAAGACCAACCCCGGTGGAGGCACGTCCGGCGCACCCGCGCAGCCTGTGCCGTCCCGTGCCGCGCCCACCGCGCAGCGCGCGCCTGTGACCGCCAAGCCCGCCTGGGCCCAGTGAGGGAGGAATGAAATGCTGGGTCTGCAAACGGCAGGCCCGGGGATTCACGCACGCCGACACCCGCCACGGTGTCGGCGATCCCCGGCGCTTTGTACCGGATTGGGTGTTCTGCTCGCGCCGCTGCCAGGACGCGTTTCACGCGCTGTATGGCAACTGGCGTCGGGCCATGGAGGGACAGCACAGGGAGGGCAGCATGCTTGACGCATCCGACATCGAACGCACGGCCATGCGCACGTGCCTGAAGGCATTCGGCCGGGTGGCCGACGAGATCGGCTTCACCAAGCCGCTGGCGGCCTACACCGAAGCCGAGGCGCTGCGCGTCATCGACGCCATCGTGACCCGCTACACCGAAGCGATGGTCGAGCACCACGAGACCACCCGCATGCCGCCGGTGCGCGGCAGCGCGGCTGCCAAGGCCACGGCGCGGGATCCGTTCGCCGAGCTCGAAGAGCTGCCGTGGGAGACCACCGAGGGGGACGCGTGATGCTGGATTTCAATTCCTCGGCCAGCCTCTCCGGGCGGGTGGCCTCGCTGGTCGACATCGGCCTGCAGCGTGCCCGCGCGGGCGAGCCGGTACGGCAGTACCTGGGCGCGTCGCGCTTGGGCGTGGCCTGCGAGCGTGCGCTGCAGTACGAGTTCGCCCAGGCACCGGTCGACTACGGCCGCGAGCATGGCGGCCGGATGCTGCGCATCTTCGAGCGCGGTCACGTGATCGAGGACTGCATGGTCGACTGGCTGCGTGGCGCGGGGTTCGACCTGCGCACTCGCAAGCCCAACGGCGACCAATTCGGCTTCGCGGCCGCTGACGGCCGCCTGAAGGGTCACATCGACGGCCTCATCGTCGCCGGCCCCGAGGGCTTCGGCTACCCGATGCTGTGGGAGAACAAGTGTCTCGGCAACAAGTCTTGGCGAGACCTGCCGAAGCACAAGCTCGCCGTGGCCAAGCCGGTCTATGCCGCCCAGGTCGCGCTGTACCAGGCGTATCTCGAGCTGCACGAGCACCCGGCGCTCTTCACGGCGCTCAACGCCGACACGATGGAGCTCTACGCCGAGTTCGTGCCGTTCGACGCGGCGCTGGCCCAGCGCATGTCCGATCGCGCGGTGAAGGTGATCTGCGCGACTGACGCGGGCGAACTGCTGCCTCGCGCGTTCAGTGACCCGACCCACTTCGAATGCCGGATGTGCGCGTGGCAGGACCGTTGCTGGAGGGTGCACGCATGAGCCACGCCAATCAAGCGCGTCCGGCCGACACGGGCGAGCCGATGATCGACGCCAAGGAGGCCGCGGCCGCATTGCGGCTGCCGTACTACTGGTTCGCCGACCACGCCATGCGTGCGCGCTACCGGATCCCGCACTACCTGCTGGGTGCCTTGGTGCGCTATCGCCTGTCCGAGCTCACGGCCTGGTTGGCGAACGCCGCACTGCAGCCGCGCGAGACAGCTCCTGCCGCCGGCATGCCGGGGGAGGGCGCGCAATGATCGACTTCAACGAGATCCCGCTGGTGACTGGCCAACAGGACGCCCAGCGCGACGAGATCCGCGCGGCGCTGCTCGCCCGCCTGGAGTTCGTGCTGAGCGTGCTGTTCCCGGCCGGCAAGAAGCGGCGCGGCACGTTCGTGGTCGGCGACATCCTCGGCAGCCCCGGCGACAGCCTGGAAGTGGTGCTCGACGGCGACAAGGCGGGCCTGTGGACGGATCGCGCCACCGGCGACGGCGGCGACATCTTCGACCTCATTGCCGCCTGGGCGGGCCTGCGCGTGTCCACCGACTTCTCGCGGGTGCTCGAACGCGCCTTGCAACTGCTCGGGCAGGCCCGCGCGCAGCCGGTACGGCGCAAGCGCAAGGACCCACCCACGGACGACCTGGGCCCCGCCACGGCCAAGTGGGATTACCTGGACGCCGCCGGCAAGCTGATCGGCGTGGTGTATCGCTACGACCCGCCTGGCCGGGGCAAGGCGTTCCGGCCCTGGGACGCCAAGCGGCGCAAGCTGGCACCGCCCGAGCCACGCCCGCTCTACAACCAACCAGCGCTGGCGAAAGCCGACCATGTCGTGCTGGTCGAAGGCGAGAAATGCGCTCAGGCCCTGATCGACGCCTGCATTGTCGCCACCACGGCCATGCATGGCGCGAACGCACCGGTCGAGAAGACCGATTGGTCGCCGCTGGCGGGCAAGACCGTGCTGATCTGGCCCGACCGGGACAAGCCGGGCTGGGAGTATGCCGGTCACGCATCGCAGGCCATCCTGCAGGCGGGCGCGGTGTCGGTGGCCGTCTTGCTACCGCCCGAAGACAAGCCGGAGGGCTGGGACGCGGCTGATGCCCTCGCAGAAGGGTTCGACGTGAGCGGCTACCTGGCCGTCGGCGCGCGGGTGCCCATGACGCTGGTGACGGACGCATCCCTGCCGGCGGACCTGCTGGATGACGTCGACTGGGAGACCGAGGACGGGCTGGCCACGGCCTTCACGCGCCGCTACGGCGACGACTGGCGGTACTGCTCGCTGTGGGGCAAGTGGCTGGTGTGGACCGGTGTGCGCTGGAATCCCGATCAGCTGCTCTACGTCACCCACCTGGCGCGTGGCATCTGCCGGGCGGCCTCGCTCAAGGCGGAAATGGCACGCCAGAAGTCCAAGCTGGCGAGCTCGTCGACCATCGCGTCGGTCGAGAAGATCGCCCGTTCGGACCCGAAACACGCGGCCACCGCCGACGAGTGGGATGCCGACGTGTGGGCGCTCAACACCCCCGGCGGCGTGGTCGACTTGCGCACGGGCCACCTGCGCCCGCACCGGCGCGAGGACCGGATGACGAAGGTGACAACGGCGACTCCGCGCGGGCGCAACGGCGAGGGTTGCCCGTCGTGGCTGGCGTTCATCTCCGACATCACCGGCGGCAACACGGACCTGGCAGCCTACCTGCAGCGGGTGGTCGGCTACTGCCTGACGGGGGTGACCAGCGAGCATGCGCTGTTCTTCCTGTACGGCACCGGCGCCAACGGCAAGTCGGTCTTCGTGAACGTGCTGGCCACGATCCTGGGCGACTACGCAGCCAACGCGCCGATGGACACCTTCATGGAGGCGCGCGGCGACCGTCACCCGACCGAACTGGCCGGGCTGCGCGGCTCGCGCCTGGTGTCGTCCATCGAGACCGAGCAGGGCCGTCGCTGGAACGAGTCGAAGGTCAAGGCCATCACCGGTGGCGACAAGGTGTCCGCGCGCTTTATGCGCCAAGACTTCTTCGACTACCTGCCGCAGTTCAAGCTGCTGATCGCCGGCAACCACAAGCCCGCGATCCGCAACGTGGACGAGGCCATGAAGCGACGGCTGCACCTGATCCCGTTCACGGTGACGGTGCCGCCCGAGCGCCGCGACGGCCGGCTCACGGAGAAGCTGCTCAAGGAGCGCGACGGGATCCTGGCGTGGGCCATCGAGGGATGCCTCGCCTGGCAGCGCCAGCGTCTGGCCCCGCCCGCCTGCGTGCGGTCGGCCACGGAAGAGTACTTCGACGAGGAGGACGCCATCGGCGACTTCCTCGATGAAGAGGCGCAGTGCCACGCCCAGGCGCGCGTCGCCGTGGCCGATGTGTTCCTGCGCTGGCAGGAGTGGGCGGGCCGGCGCGGCGAGTACGTGGGGACCAGCCGGTGGCTGGCGCAGCAGCTCGCCAACCGCGGCTTCGAGCGCACGCGGCTCAACTACGGCGTCAAGGGCCTCGCCGGCCTCTCGCTCAAGGCCAAGGACTACGGCGGTCGCCTGCCGTATCGGGACGACTGAACACACCGGTGTGACCGAACGTGACCGTCATGAGGATTGTTCTCTTTACGTGCGCGCACGCACGCGTAGAAGTTAATCCGGACGTGGGTCACGTTCGGTCACAACGACCGGACATGACGATTTCCAACACATGAACACGACGATTCTGGCCCTTGACCTGGGCACCAAGACCGGCTGGGCATTGCAGTACCTGGACGGCAGCATCACCAGCGGCACGCAGGATTTCAAGCCGAAGCGGTTTGAAGGCGGCGGTATGCGCTTCCTACGCTTTAAGCGCTGGCTCAACGAGCTGAAGCTCTCCTGCAGCGATATCAACGTGGTGTATTTCGAGGAGGTGCGCCGGCATGCGGGCGTGGACGCCGCTCATATCTACGGCGGTCTGCTCGGACATCTGAGCGCCTGGTGCGAGCACCACAACATCCCCTACGTGGGTGTTCCAGTCGGCACCATCAAGAAGCATGCGACCGGCAAGGGCAACGCCAGCAAAGACGAGATCATCGCGTCCGTCAGCAAGCGCGGCCACGAGCCGACCGACGACAACGAAGCCGATGCCCTGGCGATCCTGTACTGGGCGGCCGAGACGCAGGAGGCGTGAGATGAAGATTCCCACACCGACCTACCGGTCCGCACTGGCCCGTACACAGCCCGAGGTCACCGACCTCGAAGCGTTCAAGCGGCAGGGCTGGCGGGAGCAGCGGATTCTCGTGGTCAACGAATCCGACGAACGCCTGGACTTCCTCGAACGTGAGCTGGTGCGACGCATCGGTGAGCGGCTGTACGGGGAGGGGGGCAAGCGCCGTGGCTGAGTGGACCAAGGAAGACGTGGCGGCCCGCTTCGAGGACGCCGCCAACACGGGACGGCGCCTGCCGCCCATCCGCGTGCAGGGCTACATCAACACGTGGCCCGCCATCGTGCGCCGCGAGTGGGAAGCCTTCGCTGCGGACGAGAAGGTCTACCGGCCTTTCCCGCCCAGCCCCCAGGCCATCGACCGCATGCTGGAGACGATGCGCTGGGTGCAGTGGCTGGAGGTCGAGCAGCGCCACCTCGTGTGGATGCGGGCCAAGGGCTACGGCTGGCGCGAGATCACGCTGCGCTTCGCCTGCGACCGCACGACGGCTTGGCGGCGCTGGCAACGGGCACTGGAGGTCGTGGCTGGCAGGCTCAACGAGCCGGCACATTGACGGAAAGGAGGGCGACGCTATACTAACAACTGTTAGTAATAGTTAGGAGGCATCATGCCTACCAGCGTCGCCCTCGGCAATCATTTCGAGACATTCATCCGCGACCAGGTGCAAAGCGGCCGGTTCAACAATGTGAGCGAGGTCGTGCGTGCCGGACTTCGCTTGCTCGAAGAGAGTGAGCAGCGTCGTCAGCTTGAACTGCAGGCGTTGCGCGCCGAGATCGCTGCGGGCAAAGCGAGCGGTCCGGCCAAGCCGGCCGATGAGGTGTTTTCTCGTCTTGAGGCCAAGTACAGCGCACAAGCCAGGCGCAAGCAGAACTGATGCGTCTGGCCATTACCCCGCTTGCCGAGCAAGACCTGGAGTCCATCGCTGACTACATCGCACAAGACAACCCGGCACGTGCCGTCACATTCGTCCGTGATCTGCGGGAGCAATGCCAGCGCCTCGTGCTGAACCCGCCCGGCTATCGCTTGCGGCCGGAACTCGGGGACGACATCCGTTCATGCGCCTACGGTCGTTACGTGATTTTCTTTGTCGCCGCCTCGGATGAGGTGATCGTCATTCGCATCCTGCATGGCGCACGTGATCTGCCCGCCGTTTTTCATGCCGATGAGCCATAAGCACCCGAGCGATTCGCTGCGGGCCGCATCCCCTCCCACGACGCCTGTGGACGCAAATTATTTCGATGCACTGCGTGAGCGCGTGATCAAGTTCACCCACCGTCCAAAGCAGAAAGCAACGTAGGGTAACGCTTCCCGCAAAAGTCCAGGATTTCCGGCATTTGTCCATTTTGCGATGGCGGAGCGGTGCAACAAATCGGGCGGTTTGGGGGTAGTATTCGATATACCGTCCGGATAGCAGCGCAGATTGCAAGGGGTGTCCCCGAGAAAAGGGGTCCTTCCTTCAGAAAGCGCAATACGGGAGGGACAAGCGCAACGCTTGCCCACCGTCAGGGTGCGAACCCAGGTTCGCACGGTGCGCACCGCCGACCACAACGAACCGGCCATTCCCTTCAGACCCGCGCCAGCACTGTGTTTGCGCGGGTCTTGTGCTTTTGACCTGCCCCGCTGAGGTTCGCACCCCACAGGTTCGCACCCCACTCAGGTCAGGTTCGCACCAATCAGCCGTGGACCGTTGATGGTCCGCCCCGGCTCTGCTTGCTTTGTTATCAAATCTTAATTTGCGCCAAGCAAGGCCATGCGCTGCCCGATGCCGGTCAAAAAGGCACGAAAGTGCCCTTGTGCGTGTTTTCCCCAATATGTAAGCTGCGCAGCCATAAAAGGGGAGTAATTATTAAATGGGTGCGCCAGCCCCATGGTCAGGCCATTTTTACGCGAACTGAATATCTGAATTCTGTTTTGCGAATATTAACCCGGTCTTTTCACTGCTTCCCTCTGAATCCATGTATGCAGCCGCGCCTATCCTGACCGCGGCTGTTTCCGTTTGTTTACCAGTCTTCCGAAAGGTGAATCCGACGTGCAGCAAATCGACTTGCAAAGAGCGCTCACCCAGAACCGCCGCGCCATGCGCCTGGATTTCGGCCACACCGCGAACGCTGCCGCTCAAACGCTGGTGCCGCAATACGCCGATATCCGCCAAGGCCTCTGCACCGGCCTTCAGGCCCAGGTGATCTGCCTGTCGGAGCATCCTGATTTGCCGCAGCAGGATCTGCTCGGCGTGCCCGTGTCAATCCAACTGGCGACGGACGAGGGCGTGCTGTACCCGATCAACGGGGTCATCACGGACATACAGTCCGGCCAGTCCGATGGCACGCTCACGAGTTACCGGCTCACGGTCGGTGACGCCATGTCCCTGATGCGCGGGCGCCGGAACATGCGCACCTTCGTCGGCAAGAGCGTGCCCGAGATTCTGGAAACGATGCTGGGCGAGTGGCAACAGCGCAGTGCCGCCATGGACCGTGTATTCGATTTCGAGCTGTTGCTCGACCGTGGACGCTACCCAAAGCGTGCGCAAACGCTCCAGCTGGACGAGTCGGACTACGGCTTTCTCGATCGCATGACGCGGCACGACGGCATCTGGTGTTTCGTCAAGGCCGGCACGCGCGACGGCTCCGCCAGCAACGCGCCCGTGCACACACTAGTGTTCTGCGACGATCCGATGCGCCTGCCGCAGTCGGCAGCGGGCACGGTGCCCTACCACTACGGCGCCGCCGTCAAGGCGCGCGATTCGATCACCCGCTGGAGCGAGGCGCGCAGCCTGATTCCCGGCGCCATCCGGGGCACGAGCCCCGATCATGAAACCGGCAAGGTGGATCGGGTCGAAGTCGATACGATGCTCGATCAGGGCAAAGCCGGCAACGACCTCGCGCGCCTGATGACGGATGCGGCCGTCGACCGGCCGCACGCGGGCGATTCGCGCGAGGACTACCAGCGCGAGGGCAAGCTGCGCATGCAGGCCCACGAGCGCCGCGCCGCGTGCGTGCATGCGGCCAGCGACGTGCGCAACCTCACGCCCGGTTTCTGGTTCACATTGCGCGGCCATCGGCAGGTGGACCGGCGCGAGCCCAGGCAGCGCGAGTTCGTGGTCACCGGCCAGCACCAGCGGGTCATGAACAACGTTCCCAAGGCGTTGGGCGAACAGGCGCGGGCGCTGGCCGAGGCCAGCGGCTGGCACATCGAGATGCGCTCAGATGGCGACGAGGCCGAGGTGCGCTATGAGAACACCTTCACCTGCGTGCTGCGCGGTGTGCCACTGACCCCTGACTACGACTCCCGCATCGACCTGCCGCGCACCGAGCCGATGAGCGCTGTGGTCGTCGGCCCGCAAGGCGAGGACGTGCACTGCGATGCGATGGGCCGCTACAAGCTGCAATTCGTCGGACTGCACGCCGAAGACCACGCACACGCGCAAGGCGCGGGCACCAGTGGCACCGATCGGGACAGTGCCTGGGTGCGGGCGGGCAACCTCTGGGCGGGGCAGCAGTACGGCATCAACATGCCGCTGCGCGCGGGGATGGAGGTGCTCGTGGCGTTCGCCAACGGCAACCCCGACCGGCCGTACATCACGGCCGTCCTGCCGGGGTGGAACAACATGCCGGCTACGTTCAGTAACACGGGTTCGCTGCCCGGCAACCGGTACGTGTCCGGGATCAAGACCCAGGAGATCAAAGGCCCGGGCCACAACCAGCTCCGCCTGGACGATACGTCCGGCCAGATCAGCGGCCAGCTTGCCAGCACGCATGCGCACAGCCAGATCAATCTCGGCTACCTGACCCACCCGCGCGAAGAAGGCCAGGGCACGCCGCGCGGCGAAGGGCTGGAGGCGCGCAGCGATGCCCACGTGGCCGTGCGCAGCGGCATGGCGATGCTGCTCTCAGCGTGGCAGCGCCTGAAGGCCAGCGGCGAGCAACTGGAGCGCGCGGAATATCTGCAATTGATGCAGGACAGCCTGGACCTGTTCAAGAGCCTGGGCGACTACGCTGAACAGCATCAGGGCGTTGCGATGGACGCGCAGCCGCAGGACGCGCTGGCCGCCACCATCAAGGGCTGGCCCGATCAGCCGGGCACCACGCAGGGCGACCCCGCCGCGCAGGCCGCCATCGGCATCACCGCGCCGGCCGGCATCAGCCTGGCGACGCCCAAGGCCGTGGTGACCTATGCCGGCAGCAACGTCGATACCGTCGCACAGAAGCATGTGCAGATCACCAGCGGCGAGCGCACCAACCTGCATGCGGGCGGCGGCCTGTCGCTCTTTGCGCATCAGGACGGCATCTCGGCCATTGCCAACCAGGGCAAGGTCCACTTGCAGAGCCAGGCGGACGACACGCTGATCGACTCGGCCAAGAACATCCACTGGACAGCCGTGGACGGCAAGCTCGTGGGCGTCGCCAAAGAGATTGTGTTCATGACGCCGGAAGGGGCCTATCTGAAGCTGCACGGCGACACCGTCGAGGTGGGCGGGAATGGTCCGTTCGTTTCCAAGAATGCCGGTCACCAATGGGAGGGCCCGGCGAGCATGAGCGCGGACCTGCCCAAGTTCGACCACGGCGCGGTGGGGCGCGTGCCCAAGCTGGTGCGCGACCTGGACCGGTCGGCCGCGAGCGGCTACCAGGGCGAAGTCAAGCAAGCCACCGGAGGCGCCTCGCCGGGCCAGACCAATGCCTCAGGCGAACTTTCCGCCGTCAAGAGCGGCCGGCTCGAACAACTGGTCGTCAACTTCTTCAAGAAACGCAGCTAAACCCATGACGGATTCGACTTCCGACTCACCGCGCATCCTCGTTGGCAGCGTGACAGGCTTGACCCTGTTCGACCACCGCGAACTGATTTGCGTCAAGCGCTCGCCCCTGCCCGGCATCGTGATCTTCGTGCACGGCGTCAACTCCGAAGGCGAATGGTTCACCGCCGCCGAGGAGGGCTTGTGCAAGGGCGGAAACCGCCGGCTTGGCCGCCTGGACGATCAGGTCGCGTTCAAGGACGGGCAGCTCAAGCCCGTCCATTACATCGAGGGTCTGACGCCAGACGGCTTCATCAATCCGAATATGTGGGCGAAGACTTATATCAAGCCCGAACCGTCGTTTTCTCCAGCCATCCACTTCCGCTGGGGCTACAAGGCCAACGCGGAAGAACTCAAGGAATTCGGCGACAAGATCTTTCTGAATGAGCAGGACTATTGGGGCGGCGGCCCCTTCGCCAATGGCTGCACCGCCTTGCCGGACTTGTGGCATGAAGGGCTGGACACCCGCGCCTTCGGGTTCCTCAACTTGCAAGGTATGAACCCGACCAATCGCCCCATCTACCGCACGCCGCCGCGCGCCTATGGCGTGCTGGCCGCATTGCGACTGGCCAAGCTGATCGAGTCGATCCGCAAGAAGCAGGCGGACGTGCCCATCACGGTCGTGTGCCACAGCCAGGGCAACATGGTCGGCATCACTGCCGCCTTCCTGGGCGAGCGCATACCCGAGGTCAAGGACCCCTGGGGTAAAAGCGGGCGCTGCGTGGCCGATGCCTACGTGCTGGCGAACGCGCCCTACAGCCTGGAAGAGAACATCGGCATGGACAACTGGGCACAGCGCGAAACGCAGGACAGCGCGGGCCGGCGCGGCCGCGAGACCCACAGCGCGCGCACGCGGACGCTCAACGCTTTCTTCGACATCCTCCGCAAGCGCGCCGATTGCGAGATGGACGCCGCCGAGATCGACGAGGAGATGGCCAACACGCGCACCTCCGAGAGCGGCGGCAAGCCCTTCAACGCGGCGGACGACCGCAAGGCGCACGGGCTCAACGGCAAGACCTGCGGCCGCGTGACGCTCTATAGCTGCCCGCACGATCAGGTGATTTCCGCCACCACCGTGCGGGGCATCGGCTGGCGCGGCATGAACGATGCCGAGGTGAAGGCGACCGGGGGCGCGGGTGTGTTCACGCAGCGCGTCTTCGCCTCGGGCTTCACGGTGGGCGAGTGGAATGGCGACAAGCCTCCTGTCTACGACACGTGGAAAGACGACTGGCGCCACGGCAAGAGCGAGACGCCGGGCTTCTGGTATCCACCCTCGCCGACCGCCAAGTTCGGACTGGTGCGCGCGCTGAGCGGCAATGAAACCGTGTGGGGCACGGTGGCGACCACAGCCGTGGCTCCGGTGCTGTACATCGTGACGTTCGCCACGTCCGCGCTGAACATGATGCGCGTCAACGCCGATCCGCCCGAGGGTTGGAAGGTGACAGCTGACGCGCCCAAGCTGGACCAGCCGTTCACGCCGCAGGCGATCCGCTACGGCAAGGTGGCCTCCGAGACCGATGGCAGCGCCCACAGTGACTTCAACGAGGGCAACGACCCGCAGTCGGCAGCGCGCAATGCACGCAAGGCAGACGAGGACAAGCGGACGGACGACCCCTACGACACCTACCAGGGCAAGCAGGCCGACATGGCCGCGCAGGGCAACCTGGGAACCGAGGCCGCGCAGCGCTACGAGGATCACGCCATCGTGCGCATGCGTGCGCGGCGCACCGGCAACCGCGCCTGGGTGGACGCGAACGGCAACGTGATCGGCGAGGACGGCAAGAGCGAGATGCCCGAAGGCTACAAGACGTGGCAGACCAAGCAGGTGGTGGAGATTCTGGACAGCGGCAAGAACAACAACCCGTCGAACCACTCGACCATCATGACCAACCCCATGCATGCGGAGAAGGCGCTCGCCTATGACGTGGCGATTGGGGTGAACTATCTGACGCTAGAGGAGATGAACGAACTGCGCATTGAAGCCGATTGGCGGTTTGGCAAAGGGCTGGATGATGACCACCCGAACAAGAACTATTCGAAGTATTTCTTTACGGGCAAGCTCGATGAGAAATTTCTTCAGGAATGGGTCAAGAAGGCCGAGGAAGCCCAAATGCCACCGGGTATCGTCGACGAGCGGGAGGGTGGTGTGCATCTGGTGCTGGGGGCGGTGGCATGAGAATCTTGATTGCAACGTGGCCGCGCCGGTTGTTTCTGGCGTTGGGTATTCTGGTGTTATCGGCGGGGTTGATGCTGGCGTGGATGGTGCATGCCGAGCAGACGAGCGCCCGCATTTACAGCGATGAGGAATTGATGAAGCGACTGGTGATCATGCCGGCCCTGTTGGCCTTCGCGGTGTTCTCGCTGAGCACGGCGTTCATGCAACGCTCCGCGCTAGCGGCCACGCCCAAGGCGGAAGCCGCGCCCGCGGCTGTGGAGCCCGCCAAGCCCTTCATGGCGCAAGTGGTGGGGCTGGAATGGCTGAACCCCCTGCAACGACGCGACTATCCGACCGAGTGGCAATTGCTGTGGACGCTGGGGCTGGTGAAGCCCAACAAGAATGACGATATGGTGCGCACGGACCCCAAGAAATTCACCACCTTGCAGCCTGTAGCCGGGATTGCGTTCGGCAATTGGGGGAAGGAAACCATTCGAGGCTATTACCGGAAATACGTCGACGAATTGCTGGTGCTGCTCCGTCAGCGTTACCTGATGAACCCGAGCTATTTCTATACGGTGGCCTCGAAGGACCGCAAGGATTGGCGGGAACTGGCGGGCGTCCATGTTGAGTTGGCCGTTCCTGCGAAACGGCTTGATCCGGTCGAGACGCAGACCTATCTGCAGAAAGAAATGGTCAGCTTCTTCGAGATCGGCAACCGCTCCGCCCCCGACCTGTGGAGCCGCGACACGCCCCCCGATGTACGCATCACCCAGGGCGGCGCCAACGCCGGTTTCACCTCGCTCAACGCCGCACTCGACTACCTGCAAGCCCACCCGCAGGAAAGCGTGTGGGTGATGAACTGGGACGCGCCCAGCTTCCCGCCCAACGATGAACAGCTCAACGAAAACCTCGCCGTGCTGTTCCTCGCCGGCCCGGACCTGAAGACCGAGCGCGACCCGCTGGCCTGGATCGGCCGCGCCGCCACCGGCAACATCAACGACCACGAACGCAAGGCCGGCACCACCCGCGTGATCCAGGCATGGAAGGCCACCATCGAGGCCGCCGCGAAGAACGCGGGCCACGGCATTGAAAACATTCACTACACCATCCACGACGCGGGCAAGGGTTCGGATGCCGCATCGGAACGCCTTGCGGGCCTGAGCCGCACCCTCACCGAAACGATGCTGGAGTTCGACTACCAGAAGCAGACCTTCAACACGGCGGGCCTGCTGGGCGACATGGGCGCGGGCTCGGCGCTGACCAACATGGCCTTGGCGATTGCCCGCGCCAACCACCTGGGCGGCAGCGTGCTGGTGGCCGGCACGACCGATCCCGAGCACCCCACCGCCGTGGTGGTGGCCCCGCCGTCCAAGCTCACCCCCATCGACCCGGACAAGGACTGGTTCCGCGCCCGTGGCGAGAACAACGCGTACTTGCCATGGTGGGGCCATCGCCATGGCGAAAGCTACGGCACCCTGCAGGGCTATTCCTGGTAATGGGCGCGATGCGCGGAATCATTCGAGTGGGCGACGCCACCAGCCACGGCGGCCGCGTGGAATCTGGCGCTCCGGCCAGTACCGTGATGGGCCGCGCCGTGGCCCGCAAGGGCGACCGGTGCTCTTGCCCCGTTCAGGGCCATCAGGACTGCACGATCGCGGAGGGCGATGCGGCGTTCATCGTCGCCGGCCAGCCCGCCGCGTTCGACGGGCACACGACCACGTGCGGGGCGGTGCTGATTTCGAGTGCGCCGGCCTCAGGTAAATCTTGACTCATGCCATCACTTCAGAACTCTTCTGCCTCCCTTCCGCCCGAAACGCAGTCTGGCGAAGCTGATTCACTCATCGCTGAGTTTGTGAAGAAACTCACCGAGTCACGCCGCCCCCGTGTGGTCGATCCGGTCACGGGGGCGGTGTCCGAAGAGCCCGTCGTGATTGACGGGCCGGGCAGCTTTGAATGCCGGGAGGGTGCGCACATTGTGGTCGAGAACGGTTCCAGGGAAAGCACGGAAGCCTTGGTCGGTATCGTGCTGAGCAGTTCGCTGGCCCTCGGAGGAAAACCTGTTCGCTGCTCCGGTGTCGTCCCCGGCGTCACCATGTCGGCTTCCACTGGACTGTTCAAGCTGCACGATGGGGAGACATGGGACGGTGTGCTCGATGGGATGTGGAAGGCGATTCGTCCCAAGCTGGTCGATTGGCTGACCATGCCTTCGCCCTCGGCGGGCTTGACCATCGGGCTCAACTTCGGGGTCGAGTTCGAATTTGGCTGGGATGGCCCATATCGGATCGACGAGGGTGCCATGCAGATCGATGTCCGGCACGATCCTGCTTTTGCTGCCGCTTACTACAGGAGGCGCAGGCAGCACCCGCTGGTCGAGCGGGCGGCAACCCCAGAGGAGGTCAGTCAAGCCCATGCGGCTACGATCAGCCGTCTGCTGATCGACGCGCTTGAGAAATGCCGGCGAACCTGGGAGCCGTTGTACGCGCGTTTGCCTGTGCCGATTCGGTACCGGGTGACAGGCGCGCTCCCCGCGTGGCAAACACTCTGGCAGCAGATGGATGGACCGTCTCGGGAGAGCCTGATGACGGCGTTGAAAACGCAGCCGATCCCCGAGCTGGTTCGCCAGTTCGCTGATTCCGTGGTCAGTGCCCTGCCACAGGTGCAGTCGGCCTGGCCGCCGGGCGAACTCAGGCTGGTCGCATCGCAAAGTGCCGTCTGGCAAGCCTTCGAGGTCCGCAACGGTGTCTTCTACGAACCCACGCCAGCGTTGCACCGCTTGCTTGATGCATCGTTCGTCGCCGATGACGTCCCGGTCGGTATGCTGAAGCTGCCCGCCGAGACGCTTTGCATCATCCCCGAGCCGTCGAGTTGGAACCGCCCGAACGGAATCGAAGTGATCGCCCTTTTCAAGGGAGAGCAGTCGATCAGTTTCGCAACATGGTCGCACCCCGCAGACGAGGGCGAGGAGGCGGTCGCTGATCTGTTGAATCTGTCGTTAAGTGCTCCGGACAAGACGATTCAGGCACTCCTGGAAGACGTCTTTCGTGCGTCAACATCGGGCGATGAGAATCTCATGCAACATTGGCGGGGTGCACTGGACTACGCGATCAAGATGCTGCTGTATCTGACCGTGCGGGAGGCGCACGTCGTGCATGACCGTGCCTATACCGATGCCCCGAGGAACTTCAGCGGGCTGGGTAAGCGCAAGCGGGCAGAACGGCTGGCTGAGATCGGGCAGTTGTACGACCGGCATATTGTCGGGCCGGCCATTCTGGATGCCGGGCTGACTCACGGTCTGCCCGCTGACGATGGGCATCGTGAGGTGCGAGGCCACTGGCGGCGCCCGCACTTCAAGATGCAGCCGCACGGGCCGAATGCGTCGCTGCGCAAGCTGGTGTTCATCGGGCCGACGATTGTGCGGCCGGATCGGCTGGGGTTGTAATGCTGCGGTGATCACTCGTTGCACCGCCTATCCCCGTGCAGCGCGTTCACTTTGACTCTATTCCGGGGTTCCCCAAGACTGTCACCGTCATCGAACAACGGTGACCGGGAGTGGTAACCCGAGCAACGCACGGCGACCGGTGGCCGCAGCCTATCCGCAGCACGTCTGCACGCTTACAATAAGCGCCGCGGGCCGGGCGGGGCAGCCTTCGGGCTGGCCGGTTTCTACGTTTCCGGTTTGTCACCCCCGCCGTCTGGCCCGCCCCTTATGTGACAATGAGCGGCGGGCCTTCACCAAACGTAGAGGTCCCTATGCCTGATGCCCTTGCTCGTCCTGAGCAACCAGCTTTCCCCATCAGCTTCTCCACCACCATTCGCCTGCGCGTCCCGAGCCTTGTATGTTGTGGCGCCGGCCGAGCTCTTCCTGCCCCCGTTGAGCAAACGGAGGCGATGCATGCGTGAACAGACACAGTCCCCGCAGATGCTTGCGTTTGCCCGGCAACACCAACTGATCGCCCAACTTGCGGCACAAGCAGGACGGATCGGTAAGCGTGCCAAACCGCCAGTCGCTGCGACAGTGCGTCAGCTTGATACGGTGAGCGAGCAGATTCACGCAATGACCGAAGACACGTGCGCACGCTTGCTGAATGTCAGCACCGGCCTCGTCGGCATCTTGCAGTTGCTTGAGGTATGGAGCGATCGGGCTTGGGAATGTCGATGCCTGCACTGCCTGCTGGCGCCGCTCAAGCGCGAACTGGATGGCGCATTGAATGATGTGCAGGGGATGCTGTAGGCCAGTGGGTTGGTAGCATCCTCTTGTGGCCGGGGCAGACACCGGCCACGTCCCAGCTTATTCCAGGTGACCGATGACTTCGAGTCGTTGGTCACCGCGCTCGAAGACACCAGCCCAGGCATCGCGTTTGCCGAGGAAGATCTGGTGGATGGCCAGCGAGAAGCCATCGCAGCCGGTCGCTCTGCTGGTCACGAAATCGTCAGTGTGGAACCCCGCTTCGCGCACCAGGGTGGCGGCAACCGAGCGCATCGCGTATTCGAAAAGATCGAGCAGTCGCTCCTGCAGGGCGGCGTCCACATGGCTGGACTGCACGTCGTCGATGACAGCTTGTTTGAATCGTTGGGACATGGTGTTCTCCTTTGGATTGGCGTCGTCAATCACGACAAGGAGCATGAACGCGCTGCTCGGGACACAAGCCAAGCGCTGTTTGCGGCTTGATGCGGGACCGCCGCCATCACAGTCGGTCCCGCGCGACGTCAGGCCGGTTGGTCGCTGTCCTCGGTTTTGATCCGGTAGACACGTTCGCCGTCGGCAGGCTTGTGAGAAGTGATGTTCAGCCCGAGTCGCTTCTTGACGGTCCCGGCAAACGCACCGCGCACCGTATGTGCAAGCCAGCCGGTTGCTTCGCAGATCTGCTTCACGGTCACACCTTCCGGCCGGCGCAGCATTGTGATCACCTTGGCCTGCTTGCTGTCCTCACGGGTGCGAGGCGCCTTGGTCGCAGCCGCTAGCGCCATCACGGCGACCTCGGCTGCCGGGTCTTCCGTCACCGGGGCAGGCGCAGGGCGTTTGCGCCCCAGGGCGTCGTAGGCCGCGTCCGCCATGAACCAGTCGTCACCGGAAGCCGTGATCAGGGCACGCTTGGCGAGCCCATCGAGCACCTTCTTGCGCGCGCCGCCCTTGATGTTGTCGGGGAACCATTCGATCTTGCCGCCGGTGTGCTGGATGGCGTAAGCGAGGATGGCGTACTGTGCCGGGGTCAGTTGTGGCGTCGTCATGTTTACTCCTTCGAGGTGGTTTGAACGTGTTGTGATGAACGCGCTGTTCGGCGGAGAAGCCAAGTGCTATTCGCTTTCGTGCTCACGGTCCGCCTGTGGACGCCCATCGCATCAAAATTCGTTTTCCAGCTCGAGTGTTCGGCTCGCTCCGTTATTGAGCGTTGACTTGAAACCTACGCTGCAGCCATTTGGTTGTCCCTTCAACAATGAGAGTCCTTTCTCGCTTCTCTTTCACTGCGCAACCCCGAGCGGACTCCGCTGAGCCCAAGAAGGCACCGGTGGCTGGCAGTCGCGGTGCTGCTGCTCGTCCGGCAGCCCTGGAAAAGTTGACTGCGTTTTCTAGGTCCAATGCTGCAAAGCAGGCGAACAGCTTCGTGCGATCTCCTCTTCCTCTCAGAGGAGATCGGTACAGCAGCGAGCCAGGAGTTCTCCCATCGGCAGGTCAATTCGACGCGCACATTTGGGATGAATTGCCCACGCAGATGGCACAGTGTGCGGTCGCACGTACCAGACAAGGCTTGGCTTTCCGTGCACGATTTGGGGCGGAATCCGCGCAGCACTATTCAGGCAGCTGTGTAGGCTTGTCAGCTGTATGGATTCGCCTCCACGAGGCGGCCCCGGCCACGCATGCCGTCAACCGGGTCAATACTGCCGGTTCCTTTGATGGGATGGCTCATGCTGAGGTCTATCAGCGTGCCTACGAAGCGAATCAGAGCGATATGCTGCAGGGGCGAGCTTCGAAGCGTTTTGGGAAATCAGACATGGCAAGACTTGACGCAATAGCGCAAGAGCAGCCAAGCCAGATTTTAGGCCTCACCATTGGCACCGAAGCGTATTCGCACAAAAGCGTCGGAAGCACTGCGCGTGTATTGACGGAGTTCGATGGGTATGGTTTGTTGGCTTTGCGGATGGCTGGTTCGCGGGGAGCTATTAACGGCCATGCTGCAGCACTGCATCGGCAACCAGGCAGCAGTCACATCACCTTTTTCGAGCCCAATCTCGGTGAATTCCACATTCCGTTGCACGACACCAAGGACTTTTTGCAAGCGTATGCGGGCATGCAAAAAAGTCTTGGGCAGCCTGTCTCCCAATTCGATCTGCTTCCAGTAGGCGTACACGGCTCGATCCACGACACGCCACTGCAGACGTTGGCTCATTCGCTGGTTTCATGA